TTACGCTCCTCTCAATTTATTATCAATTTGTAAAGCTAATTCATGATTAGCGTCTAAATATTTTTTTCTTAATTCTACTATTTCTATTTCTAGATTGAAAAACTTTAACGTTCCTTCAAATCCAGCTAATCTTAAACTTTCTAGCTCTTTTGTTTTTTCAATTACTTTATTTTCGTAATATTTTATTTGTTCTTCTAATGTAGCTACAATTTCCCACTTACTTCCATTATACTTTACATGTAGTGATGTTGGAGGTGGTTCTATATTTATTAAAACATTATTTATACTATCATAATAAACATAATTTCCTATATCAAAAGAATCTTTATTCATAGAGAAGATTGACGAATTTTCTAAAGGACAAATTAAACTTGGATTTTCTGTCTTAGAAATAATTTGATTATTTAACATCATAAAATAAAACCCTTCATCAGGACTTAAATTAGAAAATTCATGCCATATTACTCCATTATCACTTGTTGAAAATACGACTTTATGACCATCTATTTCTTGAATTTTATTTATAAAATTTAAAAATTTTTTTACTATCATTTAAATTCTCCCTTATACTGTCGCTACCGTAACCCAAGAACCATTTACTAATGCCTGAAGTGGTCTTCTATATTCATTATCTGGATAATTGTCTGCATTAGTATTTCTAACTGCTGTAGTGACGTACCCTTTATCCTCTGTAGCTGACTGGCTTGAGTTCCATACTTGCCTTGAAATTACAGTTCCTAATCTTAACCCTCCAATAGCACCAACATCAGAATAAGTTGGCTTTTTACCACTCGTATATATTTCTGTCCAAGCATTCCAAGTGCTACCATTGTGCATTCTTATCTTAGGGCCTTCATCTGTTTTATGTGGATAGAATATTTGAACACTTCTATCTTCAGAGTTGTCTAGTCCTCGAATAACTTCTAATATTCCATATGCGTACCCTGGTGGTTTGTTTAATCCTGTATTATTTTGAACCTTATAATAGCCAGGTGCTTTTACTGTATTCCAATCTTCACTAATGAGTGTATTCTTTAGAGCAGGTGCATTTATCATTTCAGGTGTTGGTCTATATCCTTCATGAAATACCTTATAACCATTATAAATTCTAAGTCCCCTATTCATGTCAGCAGACATTTCAAATAAAGGGTATGTAGGATCTACTCCTGTAAACATCTTCCATCCATTTGAATCAACAACCTCATGATATATTGTTGAATTATACCAATTTCGAAATCTTCTTAATAAATTTGTAGTAGTTCCTTCTTGGGCATTTGACATTTGATTAATACCATATATTGCATTATTTAAAACCGTTCCTAATTCTCCATTTAATCTATCACCATCTTTTGAAAGAGCACCCACATCAGCCAAAGTATAAGCTATATCAGAAGTACCATCAAATATATTTATTTTTTTCCCAATAGTTATTTTTCTTTCAGTTGTCAATCTTGCAGCACTTCTAACACTTTTAGTTGAATCTTGAGTGTTATCAACATTTTCTAGTCCTACATCAAATTTAGTAGGTTTATTCATCACTCCATAAATTGCATTCCAAGGTAACCAAGCAAAACTACCATCATTTCTAGTTCTAATATAAGTACATCCACTAGACTTTTCTGTTAAAATCTGTGTAACAAAAGAGAGGCTGGATTTTCCTCGACCTATTACTATTAAAGTTCCATACGTAAATCCAATTGGTGCATTTATGAGTTTTACAGTTGTACCATTTGTATAAACATTATAAAATCCACTCGTTTCAAAATCATTTAAATCCACTGAAGTATTTATATTGAGTGAATTTTTAGGTATCATTGTATTAGCTAATTCATATGCTTTTTTTACCGAAGCAGGACTGGCTGCTTGGTTAGTTGATGTAGAGTCAACACCATCATATATATTAACTTTTATATCATCATCACCAATAACTAAAGAGCCATCAGCATTTGAGATATTAATAGTTCTATTAGCTGATAGATTCCCACCACCTGTAAGACCTTTACCCGCAGTTATAGTTATAGATTTATCAACTTTATTATTCTGTAAGTCTAAACCTGTTCCACTATACCCCCCATGAGGTAATTTTAAATTTATCATATTAGTTAAAGTGTCTCTAATATTATTCATAAGTGTTGTATAATTTTCTACTACCCAATTCTTTAAATCTAACGCTCCTTTAGCTGTAAATAACTTTACCGTTGTATTTTCTACTGTATCGGTCTTATCTAAATTAAATCCTGTTTTTTTATTAATAATAGGTTCTTTAGATTTTATTTGAACATCTTGCTCCTTTGCATTTTCAACTAATTTTCTAATATTCCCATTTATAACTTCAATATCGGCTGTCGCATCGTAGTCTGGATACTCAACATCTATAAATTCTACTCTTTCCTTATCTATTTTAAATCCCTTCCCTTCTCAGTACTTGTCCCCAAGTAAACTGTTTGTAGTATCTCCAATTATTTTCTAATAAATTACCCCAAGTTCTATATCTAAAAGTATATTCAATTGGTAAATGTGCTGGCTTAGCTTCATTTATTGCTGATTTTAATACCTCTACATCTCTTGGAATACCAATTATAGATATAAACGTTACTTTTATACACGCATTTGTAAACAATACTGCCACTTCACCGTTTCTCCATGAATTGGCTATTGTTTGAAGCAGTTTCAAATCACACTTGCCTGAAGTTTTCCATCTTCCTTCTAACTCTTCTCTTTTACCTTCTAAAGTATTACTCATAGTATTATATGCAAGTTGATCTTCTAAAATAGCTATACCTAAGGCTGACATACTATCAAACCAGAATTCCTTCTCTAATCCTTCAGCTTTTTTCTCGTAATTATCTAATCTCTCTCCAGCTACTCCCAATAAATTATTTATATAAGAATCACTTCTAAATACTTTATGTAAATTACTTATTATTTGGACTTTATGAGACACTTAAGTTCACACTCCCTAATACTGCCACTTCTTTTTCTTCTATTTTTATATTTTCTTGATTACCATTTATAGTAAAAGTTGTCCACTCTTGAACTCCATCAATATTTAATATCCAACTTGATAAAAGTGCATAGGATACGCTATTCTTTTTAAATGCAATGCTTTTCAAATATCTCTTTAATTCATCTTCAATTAAAGGTTTTATCGAATCTAGTTCATACCCCTTTTCTAAAACTAATTCACAATCTATATTGATAGTTTTAGCTATCGCTGTACTAACTGTACAATAAGCTCCTATTGGAGCTGCTCCAGAACCTGTTCCCCAAGTGCTATTATTCGCACCTTTTGGGTCTATATATTCTTGTACTCTATTTATTAGCTCTTGATTTGCTATTACTTTATTATCATCTATTATTACTATTTGAACAGTATTGTTCCCATTCCATAAAGGAAACACTCTTACATCTCCAACACCTACAACTTCTCTTCCCCATTGCATATAATGATAAACATTCCCACTCGTTGCAGGCTTTTGAATTTCAATTAAGTATCTTTCTCTTAATGAATCATCAGTTTCTTCATCATACCCATCTATTAGTTGAGCTTTATTTGTAACTTTTGAAATTCCTTGAATTGTTACTGGAATAAAAACAATTGAATTAGCTCCAACATTTCCAGTACTTCCTGGTTCAATCGCTTCTATATTGACAGCCCCTACTTTATTTATAACTACCTCTTCAATTGCTTTATACCTATTTCCTGATGCTGTTTCAAATACATCTCCAATTTTAATAACCCCTGTTCCTTCAACTGTCAAAACTCCTTTAGCTGGATTTGCACTTTTTCTATGAAGGCCTTTTCTTTGTTCAACAAATTTGGTAAGTTCATTTCCAATTAAATTATAAATATCTAACTTTTTATAATACTCTTCTAATTTCTTTTCAAATTTATGTGACTCTATAGCGTATGTTCTTATCATATCTCTTGTAAAAGTTCCAATATCTTTTACATAATCATCCGATATATTATTTAACATCTCTTCTTCTATTTCATCTATTGTAGGAACTTTGTATTCTATCACTCTATACTCACCTCACTTGTTAAAGTTTCACCACTTTTTAACTTCACTGTAACTTCTATATTTAAGCTATTAAATTCAACTCTTGAAGCTATATCTATCACTTCTTGAACTTCTTTTTTATTCATAATTTTCTCTTTAATTTCACGCTCTAACTCCATTACTCCAAATGGTGTATTAAATATATTATGACCTCTTAAATTATATAAATCAGTCATACCAAACTCTGTGTCTTCATAAACTTTATATTTATCTACTTGGGTTAATATCAAAAGTTGAATCCATTGACGAACTTGCTCAACTTCAGTTGCTTCTTTTGTTTTTCCATCAACGATAACAACCTTTTTAGCTTTAAAATCAAATAAGATCTCTTTCCTCCCATTTTTCTGACTCTTTTCTTTAACATCTAAAACTTCATTAAATATAGGAAAAATACTCATTCTTTCACCTTCCTATACTTGGAATCAATAAACCACTTCTGCCCTTTTTCTGTTGGAACTACCTTCACATAATCCCCAACTATAAGTGTATCCGTATTTATAATTGTTCCTATAGCCTTATACTTTCCTTTTCCCTCTATTGTTCCATGATTATGCTTATGAGGACCTGGTCCTGCATCTATATTACTCGATGTCGTTTGTATAGTTATTTCTGTTATCTCTCCATCTATATCAAATTTTCTTATATAGTCATCATACAATCTATCATTCATATATAATTGATGTGGATACAGAAAAACTTGTCCATCCCAAATACTTATGGTTGTCTCTGGAGGAGCTTTAATAACTTTTCCAATACAAGCTTCAAATTCAATCTCTTTATTTTCATTTACTTTAAACATTTTAGCTAACATCAATTGATAATTCATCAATCCACCTCCAGCTCTAAACTACAAATGTGATTCCCTTTAGGAAATGTATGAGTACAACTTTTTATTAAAAACTCCTCTTTTATTGCAAACTCTTTAATCTCAACATCTAAAAGCCTTCCAGCTTTTAATTCATCATTTCCTAAAACACTCAAACTTGAAGTTGTTAAAACTCTATTCAATTCTTTTAATTTTGTATTTGCTATATTTCTAACTTTTGAAATATCATCTTTATCAGGATCAACTTCTATTATCTCTTGAAGCATTCCATATTTTTTTATACTTTCTTTATCTTCAGCCTTTGCATAAATACTTTCATCTTCTGAATCATTAGAAACTACCAATACAATGTTTTTCATATCTGCCATACTCTCTGTTAAAGTTGGCATTCCAAAAATATTTTTAGTCACTTGAACTTTTATCTTTTTATATGAAACCAAACTAAATGTTGTATCTTCAATCTCTAAAAGGTATTTTTTACCTGTCTCTTCATTTACAATTTTTAGAATATCATCTATTATTTCTGCTACAGTATTATTTTTATATATTTTATCAATCGAAGTAGCTATACTTGTTATACTTCCTACTTTCGCTCCTATGCTTTTCAATAAATTTTCTATACAAGCTGATGCATTCAAATTATTAAACTGCTTTATAATCTTATTTTTATTTAAGTAAAAATAAAAATCAAAACATTTTATTTCTTTTGAAAATTTAAGAGTATCTATATCTATAATTACTCCTGTAAATAAAGTTTTTTCATTTTGAAATTTAATAATATCTCCTGTTTTTATTGTTTCAGTTAGAGCATAACTTAAATCTTTAAAGCTTCTAGGCATATTAAATTCAAAAGATGCTCCTAATGTATCTATGCTGGTAGTAAAACTTATACCACCAGCCATATTTGTTATATCTGTAACTTTTTCTCCTTGAATCAATTTTAATTTATGCACCACTTCCTCCAATCTTATTAGGGTCTATATATTCTTGAATAGAAATACTATATTTTATGTCTCCATTGTGCTTTTTACTATATTTAAAATCTGTGATTATGCATTCCATATTTTCTCTTATCGATAAGCTGACTATAACTATCCTTAATTTTTTATTTCTGTTTTTTTCAAAAAAATCTATGCACAATGGTGCTAAAGTTATATTTCCTAACCAACCATAAAATTTAGAAGGAAAAAAGCTATCTATTGTTAAAGTTTTTAGTCCTGTTTCTCCAATTAAAGTTAAAAGCTTTCCACTTGTGGTTTCAAAGACTTCAAAATCTAGTGGTGATTCAAATTCAACATCTGGAGGGACATATGGAAGTCTAAATATCTCTTTATTATTATCTACAGAAAAATATATTTCCATTCCCTTTAATATGTAATTAACTACATTAGAAATCATTTTTACCTCACCATATTTGACATATTAGGATTTGCTATTTTTATAACCGCCTCTGCAACCTTTTCTTTAAAATCATTGAATCCATAAACATCACCTTTTATAACTACATTTATTTTAGTTTCTGTTGAATTAGTTTTACCTGCATCTTTAGATTGACTATATTTTTTATCTTGACCAAAATTAGGTTCTGACTTTGATATCTCTTTTAATTCTGGAAAATTCATTCCTCCCACTCCACTAGGAGTCTCTAATTTCAAACTTTCAACAGCTTCTAACTTACTCTTAATATTCTTATTCTCTGATATAGAAATATCTGTATCTTTGTTTTTAGAACCAAATACCTTATTTATAATATTAAAAGCTTTCTCTCCTGCTTCTTTTAGTTTGTCAAAATGTTGAATCAATGCTAATAATGGAGCTATTGGACCTCCTAGTAAAAATGCAAAATCACCTATACCATCTAGTATTGTTTTTATCCAACTATAAAAATTTTGAAAACTCGATATTATAAAACTTATCCATTCTATCAATGTTTGACCTGCTATTTTCACAAAATTAATTGCATTTTTAACTTCATCTAAAGATAAAAAAGTTTCTTTCAATCCAGTGATCCACTTTAAAAAAGTCTCATAACTATCTAACACCCATTTTTTTAGTTCTCTTAACATTCCAGGTATTGATAGTACTATTTTTTTCAATTTATCAAAGTGCTGAATTAAAACTAAAACAATTGTTATTACCCAACCTATCGGTCCAACCAATATAGCAAACGCAAAACTTAAAGGGACTAAATAATCTGAAGTTTTTTTTATCCAACTAAATATACCTTTAAACATATTTATAACTGCATCTAAATGGTTCCAAAGTAAATAACAAATCGCAACTAATCCAGCTATTGCTAACGTTATTAATCCTATTGGAGATAAAGCTATTGTTCCATTTAACACTCCTAAAACAACAGATAAGGTTGTTAACGCCACTTTTAATATTGCTATTGCTTTTGTAACTAAATACAAAGTTGAGACAAAAACTAAAACTGTTTCAATTATTGCTCTATATTTTTTTATAAAATTAAATAATTCTGAAAAAAATATAATCATACTTTCGACCGCTTTTGTTACTCTTTCAGCTATTTTATCTATTGTTCCATCCTCTTGCCATTTATTTAAAACTCCTACAACTCTTTCAACTTGCTCTTTTAACTTCATATAAAGGCTACCTTGCTTAATTGTTCCCTCTTCAGTCATTCCTACTACTTTAGCTAAAGAGGATTTTGTAACTCCTGTTACTGTTGACCATAGTCCTTTTAAAGTTTTAGCTTGTTTCTCGGCTCCTCCAGCAAACTTTTTTTGCATTTCAGACTGTAAAATATCCTGAAGTTTTGCCTCATCTTTTACTTGCCCTCTTTTATTAAAAACAATATTTTTTCCATACTTTAAAGCTGCTGCTTCTATCAACTGCTCCTTTTTTATTCCAAATTCTTTTAATCTTTCAAACTCACCCATAACACCATCTGCCATAGCTTCAGTTGCTTGATCAATTGATTTATTGGTTGCTCCAGCCATATCTGCTACATCTTTCAACCATCTTTTAGAAGAGATTCCATAAGCTTCCATCTTAGCTGTAGACTCTACAACTTCTCCTGTTTCAAAAGGAGTACTGTTTGCAAACTTTATTGCATTCGACATTAACTGTCCTGCTTTTTGTGTAGATTTCGTTGCTGTTTCAAGTTGCATTTTATAACCTTCCATGTTCATGGCCTCTCCAAACCCTTCTTTAACAGCAAATCCACCTACTAAAGTTGCCACTGCTCCTGTTGCTTGTATTGCTCTTTTTACAATTTTATCTCCTGTTTCAACAAAAGCTTTTCCCCACTCTAAAATCTTTTTCTTTCCCTCTTCTGCTCTTTTACTAATTTCAGCAAATGATTTTCCATATTCTCTCATTTTAGCTCGAGCTGTATTTAGTGGACCATTATTTTGAGTAATAACCTTTTCGTAATCTACTATAACTTTTCTTGCAGTTTCAACAGCTTTGGTATTTGACTCTTGTGCTTTCTCTAAACTATGAAGCTGACTTTTAGCTACTTCCAATCTTTTATTATAGCTTTGTATCTGTTCCTCTGTTACTTTTGAGCTTTTAGTATATTTCTCAACTTCTGATTTAGCTTTCTCTATCTCTTTAGAAATTTGAGAATATTCTTTTTCTAACTTTTTTAAAGTTGATTTATTCCCAGTTTTATTTGCTTCCTCTAAAGCTTTGTTTGTTGCTTCTTGTGCTGACTGAAGCTGTTTCAATTTTAATTTTGTATTTTCTAAGCCTTTTCCATACTCTTGTGCTTTATCTTTTGCTCCTGCAATAGATTTTTCATATTTTTCTGTTTCTGATTTTAACTTTTCTATTTGTTTAGAATTACTAGAATACTCTTTAGATAAATTTGCTATTCTTGCTTTTGCTGAATCTATATGTTGATTTGCGTTAGCTATTGTTCCTTCATACTTTTTAACTAGTTCTTTAGCTCCTTCTAAGTGGCTGTTTGCTAGTTCTGTTGCTTTTGAAACAGCTTTTAACGGTCCTGAGATACTATCTCTTAAAGTTAGTATGGTATTAATAACTCTATCCCCTATTTTTCTCACCTCCTAAAGCGTTTAAAAAGTCCTCCATTTTTTTATAATCATAGAAAACTTGTTCCTCATTCATTTTTTCCATACTTTGTTTAAAAAATACCTGTTCTTCATAATCAAGGTTTAATAAATAGTCTAACCTATGGCCTTTCTGTAGGTAGTAAGATATCCAAAATAACTCACCATACTCCTTACTACCTCCTATTAGTTTTTTATTGTTTTATTTACCTTTTCTTGAATCTTAATTCCATCAAATACATTACTCAATTTTTGTGCTAAACTATTAACTCCATTAACCCCCAATATTTGTGTAGGTATCTCATATGGTGAAATTGATTTAAATCTACTTCTTACTTCTTTGGCTTGCATAGTTGGACAACATAAGTAAACTAGTTTTTCAGAAGCTTTAACCAATAATTTCATATCAACTTTTGAATTTTCTTTTTCTATCTTCAATCTAGTTTTATTTTCTTTTACCTCTTCAATTTCGGAAGTTCCGAAATCCACTTCATCTTCTTCATTCTCTTCAAACGTTTTTTCTTTTGTCATATCTATAGCTTTTATCATATCGTTTAAATAATCTAACAAGACACCTTCACGAGGTCTTACAAATTCAACTAATCCAAACCCATCTACTTCAATATGTGTTATTTTTACTTTTTTACTTTCATTCTCTTCAACTTTATCTAAAAATTCTTGTAATGTTATAGGTTGTTTATTTTCCATATCCCTCTCCTTTAAAGAAAAGCTCCTACTAAATGAGGAGCCTTTTCTATTTTATTTTTCTTGTAACCATTCCATTGTTTCTGCTTGGCCACTAAGTTCTATCTCTGCAACTTTATTCTTTTCAAAATCTATTAGAACCTCTTCATCAAATGTTACTCCATCTAACTTTAATCTTTTCGTTATTTTTCCTGAAATATTCGTATTTGCTAAAATTAAAGATATGTCTTCACTTTCATTAAAAGCATCTAAATTTTCTGAACCTAAAAATTTAAATGTTCCTGAGAACTCAATAGTTTCTCCAACTTTAACTCTTACCGTTCCATCACCTGTTGGAGCTGGAATCTCTTCATACTTATTCTTTCTTACAGCTTTAGATTTTGTTACTGTCACTACTTCCTCTCCATTAACCCAAAGCTTCCCTTTATTTCCATTAAAATAATCATTCTTTCTAGGATTTGCCACTTATTCTCCTCCCTACATGAATATATCGAAGAAGAAATCTTCCATAATTCCTGTTATCTTTATATTTCCTTTTAAAAATACTTTTGTTCCTACAGTCATTTTCATAGCATACGAATCATCCCAAGAGTTAACTGTTTCTTCTCCCCATTTTGAATAGTTTGCTAATCTTTGCTCTTCTATATCTATCATCGATTTATTATCAAAATTAGGATCTAATATTTTATCTTTAGCTAAAGATTTAAAGTATCCATTTATTGATGATATTAACAGCATTTGATTATCTAAAATATTTGGATATTTCCCTTTATAACTATTATTCCAAGCTTTATATATATCACAAAATATTAAATCCATTTTTTCTACTGTATTTATATGTGTCATTTCCTCTGTAACGCCCTCTCCAGTTGTTACAAGTGAATTTACCGCTCTAGCTACTCTCACTTCGCCCTCATCGTTAAATAGTACATGTTCTCCGTTTGAAATAGCTTCTTCAAGGTTTTCTGGTTCTTTTACACTTTTAAACTTCAACGGTTTAGCTATTCCTGACATCATCATAGATAAACCTGCATAGAATCCAAGTAAATACGATAATGCGTATTCTCCACTTTTTATTCCTCTATCATCATTAAATTCTACTTCTTCATTAGTTTGATTAACAACATGCATAGAGTCAGCAGTAGTAACTTTATATGCCATAGCCTTATATCTTTTTTTATTATTTTTGTTCTCTCCTTTCACAAAAGTTACTAAATCATTTTGATTTTCACTAATTGATGTTTGTACTGTAATCCAAGAATTTCTTGGAATTATTCCTTTTATTTTATTTAATAAATCAGCAAGAGTTCCATCGGTTCCTAATTTAAAAACATAAAGAGCTAATGGAGCTCCCTCCAGTGCATCTTTTATAAAAAGAACATTCTCTGGATCAAATTTCTTTTGTTCATCACTTCCAAAATCACTTATTGTTGTGTATTTTTGCTTTTGGATTCCAGGTGTATCATCCTCTACTATTAAAACAGCATAACCTTTTTCTCCTCTAGCTATTGCTGAAACTCCCAATCCTTTAAACTCTATACTCAACTTTGGCAGTCCATTATTTGTTGCCATTAATCTCCTCCTTAAATTTCAACTCTTCCATGTTTTCTTCATACTCTTTCTCATATTCTTCTGCTATAAATACATTAAATGTACAATGTAAAATCTTATCCACTTCAAATAACTTAACATTCTCAGCTTCAGTTATTAAATCATCAGCTATTTTAATACTTTTATTTCTTACGAATGCTTTTGTTAAAATATCTCTCATTTTTAATAACTCTTCTTGATTTTTCTTTTGATGCTCTGGAAAATATAAAACATCAAATTCAATCTCTATCTCTTGAAAATTATTTCCTAAATCGTTGATATCAGTATCTAGCATATCTATATAAAAACATGGCCTTTTAAATCCTTCCTCTATATCTGAGCTAATTGTATCTATATCTGGTGCATACTCTCTTAATTTTTCTACAATTGAAGCTTGAATATCAATAAACTCTGTCACTCTTCACCTACTTAAATCCGTTATTTATTAAAAGATTATCTAAAAAATTTTCTGTATCACTCTCAAACTCATCCTCAAAATCTTTCTTTGCAGTTGTAAATACATGGTAACCTCTTTGAAATCCATGTTCTTTCCCTGTTCTATCTTTCTTTATATGTCCATACTCTATTAAATGAGCATGAGGAGCTGTAGAATACGTTCTACATGCATATACTCCTTGATACTCATAAACTTTCCCTGATTTTATACCTTTTATATAATTTCCAGTTTTCTTTTTAACTCTACTCTTTGCAACAGAAATTGTTTTATTTTTTAATTTTACACCTTCTTTTTTTAAAAACTTTTTCGTTTCTTTTCCATCTTTAATTCCATTGACCAACTTTAATAAATCTTTAGATAATTGATCTAAGCTCATGCTATCACTCCGTTCTTAGCTTTGCCATTATATCCATAAAACTATTCTTCTTAAAATCTGGATAAATATATTCTATTTCATAAACTAGCCCTTTATATACAATATGATAATCTGATTTAATCTGAGTTTTTCTAATCCTTATTTTAAACCTTGTATTATTAGCTTCTGTTTCTCCCTCTCCATTTACTATATTTCCACTTTGAAACTTAATCTCAGCCCAAACTTTTTTTACAAGAATATCTTCATAAGTTTTTCCGAGTTTTCCATTTACATGTTCTTTTTTATAAATACTTATTCTATTTTTTAATCTACTGCTAAGATTGGACATTATAATCACCATATTTCAACTTTGTATATAAACAAGAAAGCATGTTATTTGGTTTAAACTCTAAATCTTGAGAACCTCTATTTTCATATCTATCAGTTATAATTATAAGTTGTGCCATTTCATATGTTTTACTTTCTCCACCAGAATCAAAAGTGACTCCAGTGGAATTTTCTATCTCCTCTTTACTAAACTCTATGCACAT